TATACAACTGTGAGAATAAATGATGGAGCCTATGAAGAACATATAGAGCCATCGCACTCCGATAACTTTGTTGCTATAAACAATGATGAAACTGATTGGGTAAGAATGGATCAAGTTGATCCTGATTATTGGGTTGACTATGAGGGCATGAAGCGTTATAATGAACGCATTCAAAACGGTTTCCGACTATTCGGAAAGTATTATCAGAACCTGTGGGACTAAGGAGAAAGACTATGATTCCATCCAGTGAAAGTGCAATGCATATCCTTGAGACTGCATTCAAGCAGCGTGCCTTTGATGGCAAGTGGGAACGAATTGTCAAGATTATGGATCTTGACAACTCTTATTCATTCGTGAATGAGAATGGTAACCGCACGACTCTGATTCCAGAGAAGTGGGTAACGGTTGGTGTTTATGACTATCTTATGGAGGTGGTAGATTGAACACCATCATTCTAGTGGGTGCTTTCATAGCACCCATTCCTCATCCTTTTGTTATGCCTGTTATTAGACAGCCTATACCAAGAGTGAGACCTTATGTGCCTTATGTGGCACCTAATCCTGTTATTATTCCACCTCAAGTAATTCTACCAAAGAAAGATGAAAAGAATGGCAAATAATGTAAAACTACTACGATTTGTTGGTGAAGAGGTTCTTGCCGAGATTGTTGAAGAGACTGCAACACATATCAAAGTTAAGAATCCTGTTCGTATTGTTGTAATTCCAAACAAGGCAGATCCGAAGAATCCTTCTGTGGGTTATGCACCTTATTGTGAATGGACAGATGATAAAGAGTTGACTTTATCTAAGAATATGCTAATATGTATTGCTGAACCTATAACCGCATTTGTGAATCAGTATAATCAACAGTTCGGAGGTATTCTGGTTCCAGACACAAAGATCATTACCTGATGAATAAATTTTATACTAATGTTGAGATATGGGGTGGTCGCATTCTATATCGTGGTATTGAAAATGGAAAGCGTGTGCGACACAGGGTAGACTACAATCCTACCCTGTTCGTTCCTTCCGACAAGCCAACGAAATACACGACAATCTATGGTGAGTATGTTGGGCCTGTAAAGCCTGGCAACATCAAAGATTGTCGTGATTTCGTGCGTCAATATGAAGGCGTCGAAAACTTTAAAATCTATGGTAATCAACGATATCAGTATTGTTTCATTGCTGATGAGTCTGATGATGTTGTTGATTGGGACATTTCACAAATCAGAGTGGCCAATATCGATATCGAGGTCGGTGAACCTGATGGTGGTGGATTTCCTGAACCTGATGATGCTACTGGTCCATTGACTGCTATCACGATAAAGATGAACGGTCACTTCACTACCTTTGGTGTTGATGACTATGTAAATCGTCTTGACGACTTGACATATATAAAGTGCTATGACGAGTTTGATCTTATTCGCAAGTTTCTAGGATGGTGGCAATCAGAATATCCAGATATCATTACTGGTTGGAATGTTGAGCAATTCGATGTTCCGTATCTTATTAATCGTATCACGAAACTTCTAGGAGAAAATGAAACTAAAAAACTATCTCCATGGGGCGTCTTACAGGATAAGATTCTTGATCTGGGTATGGGTCGTCGTGGGAAAGGATATACTGTTCTAGGTATCGCCACTCTGGATATGCTCGCACTATATAAGAAATACGCTCCTGAAGGCAAGTCACAAGAGTCATATCGTCTAGATAATATTGCTCATGTGGAACTTGGTGAGCGTAAACTATCTTACGAAGAGTTTGGCACACTACACAACCTATATAAAGAAGACTACCAAAAGTTCATTGACTATAACATCAAAGACGTTGACCTTGTTGATCGCATTGATGAAAAGAACAAGTTGATTGAACTAGCACTAACTCTATCTTATGATAACAAGTGCAACTACGAGGACGTGTTCGCACAGGTCCGTATGTGGGACGTTATTTGTTTTCATCATTTGAAGGCAAAGAACATAGTTGTCCCTCCTATTGAAAGACACGAAAAGGAGGCAGCCTATGTTGGCGCATATGTTAAAGACCCTATTATTGGTTTCCATGATTGGGTGGCTAGTTTCGACGTTAATTCAGAGTATCCTTCTGTTATTATGGGGTCCAATATCTCTCCTGAGACGATTGTTGAACCTGATTCTTATAGCGATTGTATGCGGTCTATTATTGCCTCTAATGTTAGTGTTGATAAACTTCTCAATCGATCTATTGATACATCATGCCTAAAGGCAGACAATGTTTGTCTAACAGCAAACGGTCAGTTCTATCGCCGTGACAAGCAAGGCTTCATGCCAGAAATGGTCGAGAAGATGTTTGCTGACCGTAAGGTGTATAAAAAGAAGATGCTTGAAGCACAAGCAGCATATGAGATAGAGACCGATCCTGATAAGAAAGCGGAACTAAAAAACAAGATTGCTAGATATAACAATCTGCAACTCTCTAAGAAAGTATCGCTAAACTCCTTATACGGTGCTATGGGTTCAAAATACTTTCGTTTCTTTGACCTTCGCAATGCTATTGCTGTCACGACTACGGGACAACTTAGCATTCGTTGGATTGAAAAAGAAATCAATAAGTATCTCAACAAAATACTAAAGACGGAGAAAGATTATGTTATTGCGGTCGATACAGACTCTGTTTACCTTCACCTTAGTGAACTGGTACATAAAACTCTTAACGAGAACGGTAAGAGTCGAACTGTTGATGAAGTCATCGCCTTCCTGGACAAGGTATGTGAGTCTGCAATACAACCGGTTATTGACAGGGCTTGCAAGGAACTTGGTGATTATACTAATGTATATCGAAATAAAATTGTAATGAAGCGAGAGGTCCTAGCCGACAAAGCAATCTGGACGGCTAAGAAGCGTTACATTCTAAATGTCCATAACTCCGAAGGTGTGCAATATGCAAAGCCTAAGAAGAAAGTTATGGGTCTTGAAATGATCAAGAGTTCCACACCTACAGCATGTAGAGATAAACTAAGAGAGGTAGTTGATGTTATCTTTGACGCAAGCGAAACGGATGTCCAGTCTTTTATTCAAACATTCCGTGGTGAGTTTGAAACTCTTCCTCTTTCAGATATTTCTTTTCCTCGTGGTGTTAATGGAATGGTTAAGTATGCAGACAAAAGAAGCATTTATGCATCAGGTTGCCCTATCCATGTTCGTGGTTCTCTTGTATATAATAACTTTCTACACGTTCATCGCCTTACTGATAAGTATCCACTAATCAATAACGGTGAGAAGATCAAGTTTATCTTCCTGAAAGAACCAAACACTGTGCAATCCAATGTGATTGCCTTTCCACAAGGAGGTATACCCGAAGAGTTTGACTTACACAAATATATCGACTATAATACACAGTTCGATAAGTCGTTTCTGGAACCACTAAAGATCATTCTGGAAGCAATCGGTTGGAAGGCAGAAAGAACTGCCAGTTTAGAGGATTTCTTTTCATGACAGAAGACAACAAGTATTCACCAGGTAAACTTTATGAGTTCAAGCCTGACGACAAGATTACATCTGACAATGTGATTGAGTTATGTAATGTCATCCGTGTCGGTGTAGGTGGTCATGTTCTAAAAGAAATGAGTGAGGAGTTACAAGCATACTTTAAAGAAGTTGCCTAACGAGATTGTTAGGTGACTACTGACGAAAAGGAGAATCTTATGTCAGACGTTTTTAATAAACTACTATCAGAGATTGATAATGAATATGCGGGCATCGTTGATGACGGTGTTGCAGCAGGTGACGTAACAGGATTCATTGGCACTGGTTCATATGTTATGAATGCTTTGCTATCTGGATCAATCTATGGAGGTCTACCACAGAACAAGGTTACAGCATTTGCTGGTGAGCCTTCTGTTGGTAAGACCTTTTACGCATTGAATGTGGTCAAACAGTTTCTAGAGGATAACAGTAATGGATTTGTTTTCTACTTTGAGTCCGAGTCTGCTATTAGCAAGCAGTTTCTTTCTGACCGTGGTATTGACACTAGGCGGGTTGCTATTGTTCCTGTTGCTACTGTTCAAGAGTTTAGAACGCAAGCGGTCAAAATCCTAGATAAGTATCTTGAAGGCAAAGAGAAGCCACCGATGGTGTTTGTTCTCGACTCTCTTGGTAATCTTTCTACAGATAAAGAGATGCAGGACATTGCCGATGGCAAAGACACACGAGACATGACACGAGCCCAGTTAGTTCGTGGTGCCTTTCGTGTTCTTACATTGAAACTCGGTAAAGCAAAAGTTCCACTAATCGTAACCAATCACGTTTATGATGTTGTTGGTTCATATGTGCCTATGAAGAAGATGGGTGGTGGTTCTGGTCTAGAGTATGCTGCATCCACAATCATCTTTCTATCAAAGAAGAAAGACAAGACACTAGATGATGACAACGGTCGAACCGGTGCTGTCATCACCGCACATCTCAAAAAGTCACGTATGACTGTTGAAGATAAGAAGGTTGAGACTTGGCTAAACTACTCTACTGGTCTAGATAAGTATTATGGTCTTCTTGATCTTGCTGAAAAGTATGGCATTGTAAAGAAGGTATCAACTCGTTATGAGTTTCCTGATGGATCAAAAGCATTTGAAAGTCAGATTAAAAAGAATCCAGAAAAGTTCTTTACAGAAGACATTTTAAATGCTATAAATGAAGGTTGTCAAGCAGACTTCATGTATGGAAAGTATAATGAGGAAGCAGAGGTAGAACATGTCGAGCAAGAATAAAGTAAAATTTGCTAAGAAGATTATCAGAGAAGGAATGAAAAATCCATTGTATAAAATGGAATCATATGAAACTGATAAAGGTGTATCTCTATTTTTCATGGACAATAATGGGGAATACGTTTCTCTAAACTATTCTGGCATATATTCTATCTATAGAAAAGTGAATGACAAGTATGAATGTTTGTATGTCGGTGAAACAGATTACTCAATTTATGGACGAATACATCGTTGGGTGAAAGGTGTTGCAGGTAAATTGCGTGACGATGAAAGTCATTCCGGTGCGACAAAAGCCAGAGAAGATGGAATCACACTAGATGATGAATTATATGTAAAAGTGATTGACAGTGACACAGTTTACATGATTTGGAAAAATTTTACTAGCAATTTGGATGTTGCCACCACTATCAGTATGTCTTGCCAATCTATTGATGAATGGATAGCACCTTTGTTAAAGTCGAAGTATAACACGATCACATTTGAAGAAACTGCAAGTCTTGAAGACTTTTTTGCTTAGTAAGGATATAAACAATGGAAGCTGGAACTGATTACAAATTTCGTGACGACCTCTTTAATGCAAAAGAAGATGGATCTACTGTACCGATTGAATTAATGCTTGACCCATTCGCTGGAGTAGTGTATCGTTATACAACTGTAACTTTCAAAGTAGGAGAGGATGACATTCCTCGAATACAATATGATTATGATATTATCAAGACAAACGATTTGTCCATGATGACTTTGAGAAAGAATGAAAAGTTCAATCAAGTATTAGGTTTGATACTAAATGCGATGTTGCTAGATTTAGGAGATGCGAGTGAAGTTGAGACTGGAGCAAGTAATACTAAAGAACCTGATACAGAACGAGAACTACACGAGAAAAGTTCTACCGTTCCTTAAGGATAACTATTTCTCCAATCATGAAGATCGGCTACTTTATAAAGAAGTGGCCGACTTCATCAACAAGTATAATCAGCAACCAACATTTGATGCTCTACAGATTGAGATTGATAACGTTCGTGGTGTTACAGATGATTCCGTCAAGAAAATTCATGAGACATTAAATCTTCTTAATGAAGACACAAATCAGACAAATCTAGATTGGCTTGTTGAGAATACAGAAAGGTTTTGCCAAGAGAAAGCAATCTATAATGCCATCACCGAATCCTTAGAGATTATGAATGGAAAAGGCAAACTCTCTAAGGGTGCCATTCCTACTTTGCTGTCTGATGCTTTGGCTATATCTTTTGATCCAAATGTTGGTCATGATTATATAGAACAAGCAAATGAAAGATATGAACACTATCATAGAGTAGAAGAAAGGTTACGTTTTGATCTTGACTTTTTTAACAAGATTACAAAGAATGGAGTTCCCAGAAAAACTCTTAATGTCGTTATGGGCGGCGTCGGTGGTGGTAAATCTCTTACTCTCTGTCATTTTTCTGCTAGTTATCTTTCCATGGGCAAGAATGTTCTTTACATCACCCTAGAACTGGCCGAAGAAGAAGTTGCCAAGCGTATTGATGCCAATCTAATGAATATTACATTTGACGATCTAATGGCATTGCCTAAAGATTTGTATGATAAGCGTATCGCCAATGTAAAACAAAAGACAAACGGCAAACTTATTATCAAAGAGTATGCCACAGCAACAGCATCAACTATTCATTTTCGTTCTCTATTGAACGAACTAAACTTAAAGAAAGGATTCGTGCCAGATGTTATCATGGTCGACTATCTCAATATTTGTGCGTCATCCCGTATCAAGCCTGGTAATGGTGTTAATAGTTATACCTATATTAAAGCAATTGCCGAAGAGTTACGAGGTCTAGCGGTCGAGTTCAATGTTCCTATTTGGTCTGCTACACAGTTAACCAGAAGCGGTTATACAAGCACTGATCCTGGTATGGAAGATACATCCGAGTCCTTTGGCCTGCCTGCAACAGCAGATTTCTTTGTTGCTTTGATTGTTACAGAACAACTATCACAACTCAACCAGATTATGGTAAAGCAGTTGAAGAACCGATACAACGATCCAGGACTCAACAAAAGATTTATTATAGGGGTTGACAGAAGCAAAATGAAGTTGTATGATGTTGAACAATCAGCACAAAACATTGTTGACTCAGGACAAGAAGAAGATGTGCCGAAGCCAACATTCAACAAACCTAATGCTAACAAGTTCAAAGGACTAAAGGTATGAAGAAACTCTATATATACTATCCTGAGTTTAATGATAACGATGAACTGCTTTGGCTTGTGTATGAAGAAGCAACAAGTCAGGTCGTGGCTGAGTTCTTTTTTGAGGATGATGCGGAAGAGTTCGCCACATTCTTACGGAACGGCGGTGGATTTGCAGGATTTACTCCAAGATTTGTCTTGACAAAGGTACCGAAGCCAGATATAAATGAGGCGTTCTTGGCAGAGTTTGCGGAATAGTTAAGGAATAGTCCAAAAAAAGTTCTTGACTTTCCGTTTCGGAACATATATACTATTCAGACAATAGAGATTGGTTCCATAGCTCAACCGGATAGAGCAACCGCCTTCTAAGCGGTAGGTTGAAGGTTCGAGTCCTTCTGGGACCGCCATTTATGGGGGTGGGTGTAAGACACAAGAGGGACTTATAAACCCTTTAGCGGCCGATTACCGTTCTCGACCAGGAGCGTTACCTGGCACCCCTACCAACTTTGGAGTATGACATGGAAAAGTTTGAACTGCTCTTTCAGTGTTATCTTTCCGGGCAAATGTCCGAGAGACAGTGGCAAGACCACTTAAAATATGACGAAGGTCTAAGAGATTGGTATGAATGTAAACAGACTGCATACTCTATAGAATCTCTAGAATAAGGGTGCGTCATTCTGTCGCATTTTTTGTTATTGACTTGTGAATCCGTTTAGGGTATAGTGTGCGAACGGTGAGACGAAACACAAAGACAGGAACCTGATGTGACAGAATGTCGCACTTTTTCCTAAAAAAAGTTCTTGACTTTGTGATTTGTTCCCTATATAGTGATGTTCTCTTGTGCGAAGGAGAAAGAAATGAGAGAAACGGAACAGAAAATATCCTACTACTGGAAAGTAGAGGCCCTTGACAAGTCTGGTAAGGTTCTATATAATGGTATCTTCCATGACTTCGAAAAGGCCTGGAACAAGTATTACTCTTTCAAGGGTAAGGCATCTGTCCTTCTTCAGCGCAAGCGAACGGAGGTTAAGATTGCCTAACGAATAACTGCTGTTTGACAATTGAATCTGTAGCAATAAGGTGCCGTGTCCGGAACTGGTTACGGAGCGGTCTGCAAAACCGTTTTATGTGGGTTCAAGTCCCATCGGCACCTCCAATACTGTATTGATCCATGCGCTATACGGTTCGATTCCGTAGGAGAATGATCAACTCCCTTGTGGCCACATGTAGTTCTGGTGAACTAGCGCAGAGATGAATACAGTATTATTCCGGAGAATCCGAGCAAGGTGCATGGACGTGACTGTTAATCACTGGTTAGTGGGGTTCGATTCCCCAATCCGGAGCCAATACCGCCCATTCGTCTAGTGGCTAGGACGCTTGCCTTTCAAGCAAGAGAAAGGGGATCGAAACCCCTATGGGTGACCAATAATGGCCGTGTAGGTTTCTGGGGAAACCACTTGTCTGTCTAACAAGTTTAGGTGGGTTCGATCCCCATCACGGTCGCCAGTTTATCATCGTTCGTCTATAAGCTAGGATACATTCTGCATGGTCAGATGAGAGATAGGTGCAAATCCTATACGATGATATAAGTTTATGGACCGTTAGCTCAGTAGGTAGAGCAGGGGACTCTTAATCCCTTTGTCGCAGGTTCGATCCCTGCACGGTCTACCATTTGTGGAATCCAGGCCACGTTAAAAGAGTAGGATACTAAATCCTGGATGCTTATTATGGATCCGTAGCACAATAGGTGGTGCAAGGGACTTTTAATCCCAAGGCTGTCGGTTCGAGCCCGACCGGATCCTCCAATACGATACACTGGTCCTCGCTTGACCGTACCGATGATAAGAGCAAAGGTCTTTAATATTGTCGCCAGTGTATCTTTTAATG